CATCCCTGCGGTTGAGATCTTCGTCAACTCTCCTCTGGATAACGGCCTCAAGGCTTGATCCTGACGAGACAAATGGCCCTACCATTAGGTGGGGCCTTCCCTTTTCGTTGCTATGGCTGCCACGATCAACGCCACACTGAAGAGCGAGACAGCCAACAGCTTTGTGACGTTGGCCGAAGCCAACACGTATTTTGAAACCGTCCCAAGCAGCACCAACTGGGATGACAAGACTGATGATCAAAAGAATCGAGCGCTGATCTCTGCAACGCGCTGGATCGATACGTTGAATTTTTACGGTGATCGTTGCGATGACAACCAAGCGCTGAGCTGGCCTCGCAACAACTATCACGTTGACCGTGTGGAGTTGGTTTGCACCAGCATTCCAAACGACATTAAATACGCTACTTATGAGTTAGCCAACGCATTGGCTAATGACACGAGTTCGATTACAGGGTCTACCGGCGATACGGGATTGTACGAATCCGTCAAGCTCGGGGAGATGGAAGTCAAGTACAACACTTCTAGTCAGGCTACTGGAACTGTTAATAACGTATTCGACGTTTATCCTTGGCTTCAGTCTTATCTCGGCGCTTATTGTCTGGGCGGCAGTGGCACGTATTCTCTCCGCGTTGTGAGGGGTTGAGATGGCTGGAGCACTCGACAAGGTTTTCAAGGAAGCAGCCAAGGCAATCGTTGCCGACCTTGGCGATGGCTTAGACACCAAGATTGACTACACCCGCAAATTTGATGGGACGTATGACACAGCCAAGGGTACGTTTACGACATTCGACCGTCCTTACTTCAACCTAAAGTGTCCGATTGAGTTTGTGCGATCAGAGGAGGAAGAGGGACGCGAAGAGCGTAAAGCTCGTGTTTACGTCTCGCCTGACCAGATAGGTGGCAATCAGCCCACATTTCAGGATGAGGTGACGCTGAAGTTTGCAGGTTCAAGCCGTGCTGCTCAGATCACCGACATTGAAACGTTTCGTGGCGGTCAAGAGTACCTGTATATCCTGCTGGTGAGGTTCTAATGGCTGCAGCTAGATCTCTTGATTTGGTTGGGCCTGATTTAGAGGCGTATATGCAGGAGAGTTTTAACCGTTTAATTTTGACGATCATGCGTCGTCTAGCGACTAAAAAACGCAGTCCTGTCTATACGGGTTTCTTTGCTTCAAGCTGGAAAGCTGACACGTCACCAATTAAGGCTAATGACGAGTTGGAAGAGCCCTGGCTTAGCATTAGCAAGGCTAAATGGACCAGCAAAGGAGGCAGAAACAGCAAGGGAAGTAGTGAATACAAGATTGATCCCAGGTTTTATCCGCCTAATAAAGCTTTTAACTACAAACGACGTGTTTATATTGGAAACACGGCTAAATACGCTGTCTATGCGCTAGAAAGCGGCAAGGTTCAGCAGTTTGTGCAGGGACCAGAGATGGCAAAGCTTTTTGGAGAAGCGTTTAAGCCTCGTGCTCCACGCATTTCTGTCGGAGCCCGTCAAGGCATTGGAACGTTTGGCACGCAAGCTGGCGAGATTTACACTGGTTATACCGAGCTGTAGTCATGACCTTAGTCAACGCCAGAGCAGCTTTTGAAAAGGCCGTGACCGATGCTGTAGCAGCAGCGGATGCCACAGTGCTGATGAAGTACGACAACGTTGCTTTTACGACACCAGGCAAGACCAAAAAATACATCTTGATGACAGTCAACTTTGGTCAGTCCACGCTCCAAAACCAAGGTGCAGCGCAGGATTATTACGCTGGAACGATTCAGTGCAACGTGTATGTGCCCAAATCAGCTGGCACGGCAGTGCTTTCAGCGATTAGCGAGTCAGTTATTGACGGATTGACTTCAGTTAATGCCCTTGACTACACCGACACGTTTAGCAGCAAGCCTAGGGTTTTAGATATTGTTGGCCCCACACCGTTGGACATTGAAGACAGATCGCATTTTGTTGGCGTAATTTCTTGTCAATTTACGGCTACGGCGTAGTATTCTATTGAAAGCAGGTAAGTCCTCAATGCGAGCCGCAGAGCTTCTTCGCAACAAGTTTGGTGTCAGTCAACTGTATAAGCATCAGGTTGAACAAGACGGCGAAGTAGTGCTAGAGATCTACTGGCATCCTTTGACGATTGCTGAGCGTGAATCGATTCAGAAGAGCGCTGACTCTGATGATGCTGGTGATTTCGCTCTTGGCATGATGATCCGCAAGGCGTTGGACGCTGATGGCAAGCGTCTTTTTCAGGATGGTGAAAAGGCTGTGCTGAAGAACTCTGTTGAGGCAGCTGTGCTTCAAGAGATTCAGCTTGCCATGCTGTCTTCTGGAGCGGAAAGCAAGGTGGAGGAAGCGAAGGCAGATCTCAAAAGCTAACGGCGACTGGTTTTTTATCTACGCGTTAGCAAAAGAGCTGGGCATGACGGTTGCTCAGCTTTCGCAGACTTTGACCCAAGAGGAGCTAGTCGGTTGGGCAGCGTTCTTCGAGCTAAAGAACGAGCAGGAAGAAAAAGCGATCCAGAGCGCCAAGACTGGCAGTAGGGCGCAAACAATGAGCAGGCGGTAGGATTAGGTGAAGTGTCGAGCCTGACGCGGCTATGGACTACAACCTAAACATAGTCACTAGCGTCAAGGGCCAAGCTCAGCTTGATTCGACACTACGAACTATTGGTCAGATCCGCAATCTTGCGAGAGATTTAAAGCCATTAGATTTTGGAACGGGGCGAAAAGGAGCGTTAGCTGATGAAATAAGGAAAGCTAAAAGTGAATTAGATAAGTTTGCAAGAGGCGTTACAAATGCAATGCAGTCGGGGCAGAAAACAACAGGTTTGTTTTCTTCAACGCTTGCAGGAGTTACGAGCCAAGCAAGGGCTTTTGGCACAGCACTAGATAATATAAATTTTAATAAAAATGCAGCTGAGGCTGAAAACTATGCAAATGCTTTGGCGCAAGCTGAAGCCAAGGCTGAAGGATTAACGGCTGTTCAAAACAAACTAATAACACAAGCTCGTCGAGAAGCTGGCGTAGCAATCGGTCCTGCTACTCAACTGGGTACTCCTGAAGCTGTTGCTCAACAAGTTCGTTTTGAGTCGGCTCAAATTACAAAAGCCAACAGACTTCGTAGCGAACAAGCCAAGTTAGTGGAGCGAATTAATGCGCTTGCCTCTAGCAACGTTCAAGTTGGTCAACTTAACAGTCAGGTTGCAAGAATCAATCTTGCTCTTGATGAGAAACGCGTTGATGCAGCCGAAGAAATGTCTGAAGAGCTTAGAGATCAGATCAGGCAAAACGAAAAAATTATCAACCAGAATAAAACCAAGAAAAAAGGTGCAGAGGATGAAGAAAAAGCAGCCAAGAAGACTCGTCGCACCAGGAAGCAAATGCTTGGTGATGCCGCACAAGGAGCAATTCTTGGTGGCGGTTTTCCATTGCTTTTTGGTGGTCCTAGTTTTTCTGCGGCTGGTGGACTTATCGGCGGTGGAGTTGGAGGCGCTGCGTTTGGGCAAAAAGCGTCATTTGCAGGTGGTATTGCTGGATCAGTCCTTTTAACTCCTTTGGATGCAGCCGTTGACGCGGCTGTCGAGTTAGGCAAGGCGTTAGAGGATCCCACAAGAAATGCTCAGCAGCTAATCGACCTTTTACCGCTTTCTGGCACGAAAACAAAAGGGCTGATCAGGCAGCTTCAAGATCTTGGCTTGAATTCAACCGCTAGTGCTGTTGCGGTAGAAACACTTGGTGAAGAAATTGGAGATTTTGGCATCAACGATATTGAAAAATTTAAAGAAAAAAATGATGAGTTTGCTAATGAAGTTAAAAAGTTAAGGCTTGCTCTTGCCGCTCTTGCCTCTAACAAGCTTATCGGCTTTATTACGTTTCTGACTCAAGCGGTAAATCTTTTCAATCGTGGTGGCGGTGTAAGCCAGGGCGGTGGAATGCTGGGAAGAGCTGCAGGCTTTGCTCAAGCTCAAGGCGAAATGGCAGACGAGGGAGCATTTGGGGGCGCTGGAACGCCGCCTGCAAAACCTGATGAGCCGCAGTTGCCGACTCAAAAACAAATTGATCTTGCTGAACGCGTTAAAAAAATTAGACAAGCAGAAATAATGCTTGCTGGACTTGAGGTAAAAATTGAGCAAGACCGTTTTAGTTTGATTAGAGGTCAATTTGAGGTTGAGCAAAGTAAAATAGCTCTTGGGCAGGCTAATATCAAGCTTGCAAAGGCTGATTTAGAGCTTGCAAATGCTCAAACAGATGCTGACAAGGAAAGATTAGGGCTGAAACAAGCTTTAGCGGAAGCGGCTTTCTTGGAAGCTAAGGCGGCAAAAGAAAACGCAGAAATTTCAGCACGTCAACAGCAAGCGTCGGCTGAACTTGGAATCAGGCAGTTCTTGCAGGGAATTCAGCTGAATGAAATGCAGCAAAGAATTCAAGCTGACAGGCAGGTGCGATCTACAAGTCCGTTTGCTAGGGAAGGGTTTTTGACAGATCCTTTCTTTGGTAAAAGTTCTGAATTGCAGAATGAGCAGGCGCTTAGGTACACAGAGACTTTGCGGATGCTAAATAAGCAGATAACCGAGAACAATATAAGTATTCAGATGGGTCAAGACCTTAGTGAAGCTGAAAAAGACGCACTTGTTAGGAAGGGTATTCTTCTTGAAAGAGAATTAAAGCTCCATCAGGAACTTACGCCTGCACGAGATGAAGCTGCTTTGGCTCAGGTTCGTTTTGCGGAAGCGATGGCTCTTACCGTTCCGGTAACAGACTCGTTGTTCGACAGCTTGGTGTCAGTTGTTGAAGGCACGAAGACTGCAGAGCAGGCATTTGCAGACTTCCTTCGCAGCATTGCGTCGATGTTGATGGATGCAGCCAAGCAAATGATTGCGACGTATATCGCGATCGGCATCGCTCGCATGTTTGCTGGGATGAGTACCCCAAGCAAAGGCAGCACAGGTGTTCCGGGTTTAGAGCCAAATTCTTATTACGGAACAGGTGGCCAATATGGTTCGTTTGTTCCTCCTAACCTGTCCGGAAAAGCCCTTGGTGGAGCGGTTGGCGCTGGCCGTCCTTACATGGTTGGCGAACGTGGGCCTGAGTTGTTTGTTCCTGGAGCGCAGGGCAATATCGTTCCAAACAACGCAATGGGCGGGTCTAACATTGTGGTGAACGTGGATGCTTCTGGCTCGTCTGTTCAAGGCGACGGTCCATCCGCCAATCAACTGGGCAAAGCGATTGGCGCTGCTGTTCAGGCTGAGCTGATCAAGCAAAAACGACCCGGAGGACTTCTGACACGCTGATGGCAAATTTCGACACGGAACTAAGCGCCATTTCTGTTAAGCCGACCTACGGCGTTCAAAAACAGAGCAGACCGAACACGCGCAATGTCCGCTTCGGTGATGGCTACGAACAATTCCTAACTTTTGGCTTAAATCAAAACCCAAAGATCTTCAACTTGACGTTTGAGGTATCAGAGGCTGACGCGGACACCATCGAAACGTTTTTAGACGCGAGAGCAGCAAACAACATGGAGAGCTTCGATTTCACGCCGCCGGGTGAAAGCAGTAGCTCAAAATTTGTTTGTGAGAACTGGTCGAAGTCGATTCCTTACCTAGACCGGGCTACGATACAGGCAACATTCCGCCAAGTCTTCGTACCGTAATGGCTATCACCACCAGAGCTGGCAAGGGTAGTCCGCTCACCCACACTGAGGTTGACACCAACTTCACGGACCTTCGCGACAACAAAGCTGGCTATGTGACCGGCGATGGTGGTTCGGAAACGCAGTCAACATCTAAAAGCACAGACGTCACGCTTAGTAAAAAGTGCGGGCAAATTACGATGCACAATGCTGCTTTGGCAGCTGACACCACAGTGTCGTTTACGTTGACCAACACAACGATTGCAGCGACTGACCTGCTTGTGCTGAACCATGTCAGCGGTGGTACGGCTGGTGCTTATCTTCTGAACGCACAGTGTGCTGCTGGTTCAGCCAGCATCAACGTCCGCAACATTACTGCTGGTTCGTTGTCAGAAGCGATCGTTATCGGCTTTGCGCTTGTTAAAGCTGTTACTTCATAAGCATGGCCTACGTCGTCACCGGCTACTGGAACGCTGGTTATGACGACCAGCAGTCCAGTGCTCAACTTACAAGTGATCTGCAGGGCATTTCGCCAACGGCGATCATTGAGCTGTTTCAGCTTGAGCTGAATAACGAACAGCACGGCACCACAACAACGCATTATTTCAGCGCTGCGCGTGAAGGCGGTGCTGGAGGGATCGTATTTGGCGGCCAAACTTACACGGCCATACCTTTAGAGGCTGATGGTTTTGCTTATAACGGTCAAGGGAGTTTGCCACGCCCAACGCTTCGCGTCAGCAACCTGTTCAGCACCATTACGGCGTTGATTTCAACGCTGCCAAACGGGCTGGAGGGTGCAAAGGTAACCCGCCTGCGAACGCTGGCAAAGTACATCGACTCAGAAAATTTTATCGGGTCCGGCTATGAGACTTATGTTGTCGAGGGCTACTGGGAGGTTGGATACACGGCAAACAACACCACAGCAGACAGCACAGCGATCTTCCCGAAAGAGATTTATTACGTCGATCGCAAGTCAGCTGAAAACCGCAACTTGATTGAGTTTGAGCTGGCTTCAGCGTTTGACCTTGCTGGTGTGCGGGCACCAAAGAGGCAGTGCATCAGCCGCTGCCAGTGGGTCTACAAGTCAGCTGAGTGTGGCTACGACCCAAATACCGACCCCGGCAAAACCATTGATGGTGTTACCTACAAATTTTTTACGGCCAAAGACGAGGAGAAAATTGGCGACAACGCAGTAACTGAAGCCGATGATGTATGCGGCAAACGCCAAAGCAGCTGTGAGTGCAGATTTGGTGAAAACAACGAGCTACCGTTTGGTGGTTACCCCGGCATTGGAACGTTCTTCGCATGACTTGGCGCGACACAGCACTACAAGACGCTAAAGATCGCGATCCATGGGAAGCGGTTGGTTTGGTTGTTGTGGTCAAGGGCCGCGAGAAGTATTGGGCGTGCAGAAACATGTCGCACAACATGGAAGACATGTTTGTCCTTAATCCTGAGGATTACGCCGCTGCAGACGATGCAGGTGAGATCGTTGGCATTGTGCATAGCCATCCAAAGACCGCACCAGTCCCAAGCGAGGCTGACAAGGTGTCAGCTGAAAAGCACGGCCTGCCCTGGTACATCGTCAACCCAAGAACTGAAACATGGGGTGAGTACACACCTTGCGGGTATAAGGCTCCATTGATTGGCCGCAAGTGGGTTTGGGGCGTTAGCGATTGTTGGACGTTAGTTCGCGATTGGTACGCAGAGGAGGGGATCAATCTGCGTGACTGGGATCGACCGACAACACCACAGCTATTTTTGAATGCTCCAATGTTTGACGGAGCATGGGCGGCAACAGGGTTTCGTGAGCTTGCAGAGGATGAGTCTTTACAACGCGGAGACGCACTGTTGATGCAGATCAACGGCAACGGTTTGAACCATTGCGCGGTTTACATCGGTGACGGAATGGTGCTGCATCACCTTTCAGGGAGACTGTCCTCTAGAGATCTCTATGGGGGCTGGCTACAATCCTGTACAGGGAGGCGGCTGCGTCATGTTGCGTAAGGTCAGGCTTTACGGGCAACTGGCTGAGTTTGTTGGCCGCAAGGTGATTGAGGCTGATCTGTCATCTGCTGCTGAAGCGGTGCGGATGCTGATCGCTAACTTTCCGCAGCTTGATCGCCACATGGCGGATCAGCATTACAAGGTGCTGGTGGGTGATGGTGCGTTGACGTTGGATGACTTGCATAATCCTGTCGGGCAGGAAGAAATCAAGATTGTGCCGGTGATCGTTGGCGCTGGTGGAAATACTGGACTTATCATTGCTGGAGTCGCGTTGATTGCGCTTTCGGCGGTTACTTTTGGCAGCTCAGCAGCTTTTGCTGGTGCATTTAGCGCAACAGGGATTGGAGCTGGAACTGCAGCAACTGCAACGGGTTCTATTGCCTTATTAAAACTCGGCGCTGCCTTAACTTTGTATGGAGTTGCCGGACTTATTTCACCAGCGCCTGAAATCCCGCAAGGCCCAGACACCGTTCAAGATCCACGCAAGTCATTCTCGTTCTCTGGCGTGCAAAACACTTCGCGTGGTGGAACGCCAGTTCCAATCGTCTATGGCAAAACCTTGACCGGCAGTGTTGTCATCTCTGCTGGCATTGACACTGAGCAGGTGCAGGCATGACCACGATTATTGGTTCAGGCGGCGGAGGCGGTGGTAAAGGTGGTGGTGGTGGTGGCAGTCGTTCACCTAAAACAACGCCTGACAGCCTTGACTCTCGTCAATATGCAACGGTCTTAGACCTTATTTCTGAAGGCGAGATTGAGGGTCTTGTTGACGGTAAAAAGTCAATTTTTCTAAACGGGACTGCGCTTGAGGACGGACAAGGCAACTTTAATTTTGAAGACGTTACTGTCTACACTCGCAACGGCACGCAGCTCCAATCGTACATTCCGATCACGTCTGGAACGGAAAATGAGCGCCCTGTAAATCGTCCTGTTACAAAACCTGTTTCTGTTACTGAAACGGTTATCGACGACGAAGTTGATGCTGTTCGTGTAACTATATCAATTCCGTCGCTGCAAAAAATAGACAGCAAGAATGGCGATACGAATGGCACTAAAGTTGAGCTTAAAATTTTTGTTGCGTATGGAGCCGAGGGCTTTGGAGATGATGCCTTAATTGAGGACACAATTTCAGGCCGTACTGCTAACTTATACCAGAAAGATTATTTAATCACGCTAAACCGCCCTGAACCAAACGACAACGTAGCGATCAAAGTTGAGCGCGTTACAGAAGACAGCACTAATTCTTTGCTAACTAATGCCTTTTCTTGGTCAAGCATGACCGAGAGTAAATATGCAAAACTGGCTTATCCAAACAGCGCATTAGTTGCTTTGCGTGTTGATGCTGAGCAATTCAATAGCATCCCAACTCGCAAATATCTGGTCAAGGGCATCAAGGTCCGCATTCCTGCTGGAGTCACTGTTGACTCTGATACTGGACGAATTATCTACCCAGAGAACTTCGTTTGGAACGGTACGTTTGCCGCTGCAACCTGGACGTCTTGTCCTGCTTGGATTCTCTACAACCTTTTGACTAGCACCCGCTACGGGTTTGGCGATCATTTTGAGGTCAACGAAGAAACTTACAATTCACCGCAGCTTGACAAGTATGCGTTTTTTGCAGCGTCTAAATACTCAAATGCACTGGTTGATGATGGTTTCGGTGGGCAAGAGGCCCGGTTTAGCTGCAACACTACGATTCAAACAGCAGAGGAATCATTCAAGCTGGTCAATGACCTGCTATCAGTCATGCGCTGCCAAGGATTCTGGGCAGCAGGCAGCCTGACGATCGAACAGGACGCCCCAAGGGATGCAGCTTATCTGTTCACCAATGCCAACGTCACGGAAGAAGGTTTTAATTACAGCGGCAGCAGTCTCAAGACTCGCCCGACTGTTGTTGTCGTCAGCTACCTAGACATTGATCTGCAAGAAACCGCCTATGAGGTCGTTGAGGATCACGACGGCATCGCTAAATATGGCGTGGTGCGTAAAGAGTTCAGCGCTTTTGCCTGCACCAGCCGTGGTCAAGCTGCACGCATCGGCAAGTGGATTCTGTATTCCGAGAAGTACGAAAAGGAGGTTGTCAGCTTTACCAGCAGCCTTGATGCAGGACAAACCGTAAGACCCGGAATGATTATCCAGATTGCAGATCCTGTGATTTCTGGCGCTCGTAAAGGTGGACGGATTAAGTCTGCAACCAGCAACACGATCACTGTTGACGACACAGCAAACACAGATCTGACCTTTGCAGCTGGCGAATCGTTCCTGTATGTAATTTTGCCTGATGGAACGGTTGACGGTGAAGTTGCAGACGAGAAGCTTCGCGTCACTGACATTACCAACGGCGTAATCACTGTTGACCGTGACTTTGTGGCCACACCAAATGCCAATAGCATTTGGGTTTTAGAGACGCTTGGTACGGGTGACACAGACATCCAACCAACAACTTGGCGTGTGTTGTCAGTTGAAGAACAAGACGGACTGCTCTACACAATCAGTGCTGTTTCTTATAACGCCAGCAAATATGCGTTTGTTGAGGATGGTGAGCCGCTTCAGACACGCGACACCACCAACCTTGATATTATCCCTGAACCGCCAGAAAACCTTCAGGTTTTGGAGACGGTGCCTGTCGGTGGAACGGTGCCAACCAAAGAGGTTCAGTTTGTTCTGAATGGTCGGGTTGCGATCAAGATTACGTGGCACTGGAGCGTTCCAGAAATTGATGATCCTAAAAACCCAGGCCAAAAGAAACCGCAAGTTACTAAAAAATTCCGGGTTCGTTATCGCCACGAAGATGACAACTTCACTGAGGTCATTGTTCAGGGCACAACGTTTGACATCCTTGATGCCAAGGTTGGCAGCTATCATATTCAGGTGAGCTGCATCAGTAGCACCAACATTCTTTTTAGTAAGCCAACACTGGCTAATTATACGGTTAGGGGTTTAGGAGCCCCACCAAACGATATTCGTAATTTAAGCCTAACGCCAACCACTGACACGTTGGCAATTATGTCTTGGAAAAAGGTTGATGAGTTGGATGTGCAGCTTGGTGGCCGCATCATTATTCGTCACGATCCGCGTTCTTTGGCGTCAGCTGAATGGAAGGCAAGCAATCGCGTTGTTGATGGGGTTTCTGGCGCGTCAACGCAAAAACAGGTTCCGTTGCTGTCCGGAACATATTTTGTCAAAGCAGAAGATTTTCTAGGCGTAAAATCCGAAACCGAAACAGCTTTTGAGGTTGCACTGCCGGAGCCTGATGCTCGTTCAACGGTTAAAACTTACGCAGAACACAATTTGAGCACACCTTTTAATGGCACGAAAACAAATTGTAGTGTCAACTCAGGAAACCTAGAATTAAAGCCAGACCCATACGTAGCTTTAGGCTATGCCGACGATTTATACTTTATTGGCGATGGGGGAGCAGAATATCAGTTTCAAGATACCTTTGACCTTGGCGGGACATTTGACTTTATTATTCGCCGTAGTATCGTCAGTTTTCCAAGGGAAAAGGTAGGCGCAGAAGCTCCACTGTTTGATGATCGGTCTGGTTTATTTGACGAGGCTACTGGTCTATTTGACGGCTCTCCAAATGATGTTGTTAATGTCGTGACTTATTTTAGGGCTGCAACAGTAGCATCACCGTCAGAGTCTGATTACACGCCTTGGGCTGAGTTTATAGCTGCTGTTGTTCAAGGTCGTCATATTCAAATAAAAGCAGAGCTTGAGACAACAGATGAGCAAACGGTCGTTTCGGTGGATCAGCTAGGCGCAACGCTAGAGCTAGCACGTAGAACTGAGTCAAGCACTGAGACAACTAATACTGCTGCAACCAGCTACACGTTCGCTAATGCGTTTTATGCGGCGCCAGCGATAAACATCACTCCACACGACATGGCTCGAAATCAAAATTTTACTTTGACGAACGTTACAAAGACTGGATTCACCATTGAGTTTTTCGAAGGCAGTGGTCAACACAGCGTGGCTAAGCAGTTCAGCTACACTGCAACTGGATTCGGTCGCGCTCTGTAATGGCTCAATCAGCTCGGCAAGACGGAGAGGACTTCATTACAAACACAACGTTCCCTCTTGTCAGGGGCGAGTTGAACAACAATATCGAGGCGCTGTTCACACAGAGTTCTGGCCAGTCAGAGCCGGCAACCACGGAACCATATCAACCGTGGGTTGACACAAGCGGATCAGACCCTGTTTGGAAGATCCGCAACTCCAACAACAGTGATTGGATCACTGTTGGAGTTTTAGACCCGTCTAATTTTCAGGTTGGTGGCGTTACACCGATTGCAAACGGTGGAACGGGTCAAACCACTGTTGCTAATGCTATTGCAGCATTGCTGCCAAGTCAGACGGGCAACGCAGACAAGGCGCTGACAACTAACGGCACGTCGTTGCTGTGGAGCGTTATTACCTCGTCTTCGTTCACGAAATATACGTTTGCTGCTGGAACGGGCAATGGTTCAACGCGCACGCACACCTGGACTAAGCCCAGCAGTGGATCAACCGCGATTGTGTTGATTTGGGGTGGCGGTGGCGCTGGCGGTGCAGATAACGATCAAGGTGGTGGTGGTGGAGCCGGATCTAATTGTGGATTTGGCCTGTTCCCGTTATCAGAGCTTGGTCCAACTGAACCAATCACAATTGGACAGGGGGGTCAGGGAACATCAAGTGATGGCAATGGTCAAAGCGGAACTAATTCAACGTTTGGACTTAAGGCTGACAACATCACCCCTCTTGTAACAAGCTATGGCGGCGTTGGTGGCGATGATGATGATAGTCAATATGCACAAGGCAGCACCCCGTTTGGCCAAGGCGAACGTCAGCAATTTCTTGAACTTGACAACGAAAGAGACGATTTTTCCTTTTCAATTTTTTCAGGCGGATATGGGGCTAGGCAGAGCACCTCTGACGGTGGTGGGGGCAAGGCAGTGTTCGGCGGCGCTGGTGGTGGCGGGGTTGGTAGTGGAGGATCTACTGGCGGTATTGGCGGAACAAGCATTATTGCGGGGAATGGTGGACAAGCTTTTGACAGCAGTAATGCCCTTGCCAATGGCAGCATTCCTGGCGGTGGTGGCGGTGGTGCGCGAAGTGGTGCTGGAGGTGACGGCGGCGATGGCGAGTGCTGGGTGATCATCTTCTGAGTATGCTGTTCTAAGGAGGTGCGTTATGTCTGTCCAACCTGGGACGTACAACATCACGCTCCAGCGCCGTGCTGATTACAGCGTGCTGCTGCAGTTCAAAGACAGCACTGGCACTGTTATCAACCTGACTGGCTACACGGCGTATGCCCAGGTGTGGAACGAAGGCCGCACCACGAAATACGCTGATTTTTCGATTGCGTACACGAATCGAACGAACGGGCAGATCACGATTAGCCTGACGGACACGCAGACTGCGACTTTTATTGATGAGTTGCGGTATGACGTGTTGCTTGAGGATGGCAGCGGCAACCGTGAG